AAAATAAGCAAGGCCGGCTGGAATAGTGAAAGCCGCAGCGCTACCTAAAGTCGAAGGACTTTTGAGACTTTCCATGAAAGTTTGCTTTTCTGCCGGAACCACATAGTCAATTTCGTAGCCACCAGGTCCAAGTGCTTTTATTGTCATACCCTCTGTAAGAATGCCTTCATGTGCTAATCGAGTAACCTCCTCTAAAGAAGGAAGCGGCCCACTACTGTGGAGCCGCACGGCTTTTTGGTACACATCTTCCGGAATAAAGCCTGAAGCGTCTGGACTAGAGTAAACAGTTTGACCACTAACAGGGTCTGTAGACGCTTTATACTTCATTAATTGTCTTAATTTTGACGGATCTCCAGAAGTAAACCCTGCGTCGTAAGCACGCCACGAGTCGCGACCTTCTTGTGGGCCACCAAGATACCCCCTGTCGCTTCCCATAGGCAGCCTGTTACGGGGTGTTAAAGCAGCTATTCTTTGCTCTATATCTGATCCAGTTCGATAGGGACTAAGAAAGTTTTGATCGGGATAAAGTTCACGAAATCGCCGTGCAGATTCCGGCATAAAAGTAGGACCCCAAGAACCTTGTGCAACTGGGTTCTCAGGGCCAACCGTAAATAAGTTGCCCAGTGCTCTAAAAGGAGCAGTAGCCCCTCTTGTTAGTCCCCTGCCAAAACCCGCTAATCGGTTGCCGAAGCCTGTGTCTGCGCCTACGGCGCCGCTAATCCCTTGTCCAGCTACGTCAGCTGCGAGTGTTCCTAGTCCCCATTTAAGGGGATCTTCATCCACAAGTGCTGCCGTTCCAGCAGCGCCAAGGGGTGCTCCCAATGGACCAAGAACTGATCGGCCTATTGCCGCTCCAAATGCTGGTGCCAAATGTCTAAGTCTTTTCCAGAAAAACTCAGGTTGACCTGTAACAGGATTAAGAGAATTAAGGGTATTGCCCACTACATAACGGCCAGGGTTCTTAATTCCCATCATCTGCATCTGACGAAACAAATCGGCCTTCAATCTTGGATTGGCCAATAGTATTTCAGCCGGAATCACGGTCTCGCCTTCAGCGGCATGTACCATGTACGTGTCGCCATAACGACCTAAACTCGCCAGGCCATGCGCCATCGCTTGGGGGCTATGATGATTGGTGGTTTGCATTAAAAAACACCTCTGTAATTCTAGTATATCAAGAAATCTCTATGTAACTGCCAACAACATGTAATCGATTGGCGTTTGCAGCCGTTACTTTCAAAACCTCTGATTCCTGCACCACCAGAGGTTGAGTAAGTAATTCGACTGTTCCGTTGGCCACGGTCGCCTTGACGTTATACAGGACAAACACGGCAGCTGCCGAATCCGTAAGGGTGAGCGTAATTGTGGACGTATTACCACTGTCATCAGCAACCAAGATCGACCGGAACACGGCGGTTTTGGCCTCCGGGGCGGTATATAACGTCGTAACCGCTGTCGATGTCAGGTCTACTTTTGCGTTTTTGTAGAAGGTTGCCACTTAGTTAATGAACCAGGTCAAAGCCTTGGATTCGTCTTTCCCCTCTACTTCAGCCGGAAATTCAATCTTAGTCATGGCAATTTCAATATCTGTTATAGCACGCTGTATGGCTTCAAGAAATTGTGGTTGTCCAGTAAGAGGATTGGTAGTAGTCGAATCTAAACCACCAATATCCGGAAAGCTATGATCAAGCATCTTGGCCATTAGCGCCTCCCATCCGGTTTGATTTCCAACCGTAAATCGCCCAATGTCCAGGCAATATCGGTGGAAGAACTTTCAATGCGGATAACGGCTTGTCTGGCTCGAGCACGTAGAAAAGACTGCGTAGTAGTGCCTACAACTTCATTAGTAGAGTTAGTGGACAAGGACTCACCAGGATAATTCCTTGTTTTTATGACGTAATTTACAGAAGAACTGCTGGATGTCGTAATGTCAATATCAGGTATCAACCGGCTTAGGAACATGAATTTATCGCCGTCTGGATCTAAATCAAAATCCGCAGACTCAATATAGGAAGTCATGGCAGAGCCGTCATCATCCTGTCCGTTTTCATGAACATAAACATATTGCGTGCCACTGGAAGCGCCGGCGCCACGCGGAAAGTCGTGAACACCAAAGTCTGTCCATGCTGTCCTCGACAAGGTGCCAATATCCCAGGTGCCTTCCACGTAATTAAACTTGGCGTAACGGTCAATTTCGGTGGCATCTGACGATACGTAGAACCAAATCACCTCATCAAACATTTTGTTTGATGCGACAAAAAACTTTCGACTTTGCTCTATGTTTATGTCATCAAAAACATAACGCAAGACGGTGCATGGAATCGTTTCTATACGTCCAGAATAGGCATGGAAATTCTCCCTGGACATCCAAAATACACGATCTCCAACAGAAGCCAGTGCATTCGGAGCAATAAGGGATACGCCGCTACCTAAAAGAGAAAATCCAAAAGTCAGAGGAGGTCCTACAAACCGCATCGCATGAAGGTTGACATCGGTCCATATCAGTATTTCCTGGCGCGTTTTCTGTGCTCGAATGATTTTGGAACCAGAGGAAATGCGCTGAGAACCTGCTGTATTGGTTGCCGTAGGCGTCCAATCAAAAGGACTTTCCTGATCCGACCATCGAACCTGCAGAAGATCCTGGTCCGTTTCTCCTTTTGGATTGCAGCCAAAACAAATGATATGGCGATCTGTACCGGAAACCATGATTTGGCGCGTAATGGTAGGGGCAGCTGAAGCACCTGTTTGAGAAGCAAATGTCGTGGCCCTGTTAGAGAGTCCCAATGTTTTGTCCCAGTAATAAGGAGCGCCATCAAACACACTGAAGGCCAAATCTTCGCCCCAGTTGTCCTGGCTCCATAAACGAAGTTGCTGTCCTCCAGAAGCCGAAGTCGAGGCATTTTGTCCCCATCCTACGAAACCGTTTGCTTCTTTCACTACCGCATTATCGTTGTGTTCTGCTGCAGTAGTCCCCCTTACTCCCCTAACAACACCCGCATCCAAGGTGTTACTTGTTTTCCCGGTATATTGAATTAGTTCAGAATCAATAAGAATCAATCCTACAAAAGTTACGGCTGCACCATCTGAAGCCGCAGCGGCAGTCGTGCCATCAGCACCTCGCGTAAGATCACTGAATTTATTGCTAGAATTCGTGAGATAAGCAATTTTTTCACTACCTATAAGAATAGTGCCTTTCGCTGGAAAGCCGGAAGAATCATCAACAAGAATCCCTTCTGCTCCACCCGTTCCATTAGCTGCTGTTATGGCGCCATCCAAAGTATCGGCAGCAGTTTCAAAATCACTGGCACTATCAAGTATAATTGAAGTGGCTGAATCACTTAACCCACTACCCATATTAAGCAAAGTCTGAGAATAAGTAGTAGTCAAACCTCCCCACAGCCCAGCACCCCAACCTAGTCCAGAAACTTCTTCATCCAAACCAGCATTGATTTCATATTGTGCAGTGACTGTACCGCCTCCTGAACCAGAACCACTAGCGGTGTCTCCTGTGTCAACGGTATATTCGTCAGAATTAACGACTGTAATCTGAAGATTGGTATTTAATGAAGCTGCAGCCACACCCTGAACAGCAGATGCTCCTGAAAAAGTAACCCAATCATTTGTAGAGGCGCCGTGTGCTACGTCCGCAACGGTGACAACAGAACTTCCACTGGTTGTAGTAAAGGGATTGGTCAAAGTCGCTGTGGAACGAAGAGGAGTAATGTCGTTATAAGTGCCGCCTTCCTCGATATAGTATTTTTCATTAGTTCCAAGAGACATGAATTTAGAGCCGTCCAACGCAGCCCATACGTCCATGGAACGTGGAGTACCTTCTATTGTGCTGGAACTAAGTTTTTGCCAACCGCCCATTTTTTCCGGACGGCCTTTACGGAAACGAATAAGGCTCGAGTCGAACCACCCCTGTTCGCTTCCGTAAGAAGTCGTCTCTTTGTTGATGCCCGGTCGAAATACAACTTTAGCTAAAGGCATTAGGTTAATCCCAATTTGGCTCTTTCAAACTGGTTCATAAAAGCAGCACCAAGAGGTGCCAATCCAGAGGAGGGTGAAGGTGCAGCAGTTCCTTGTCCTGCTTGGCTTATAAAGGCAGGACTTAACGGTGCTACTCCCGAATAAGGTGTTGGATTCTGATAACCAGAGGTTGCTAAGGGTAAAGATCCAACCCCTTGAGAAACAGGAGCTACTTGTGCTCCTGGGAAGTTCTGCGTGGTCAAAAGAACTGGAGGTGCATCCGGTCCCAGAATAGTGCCTTCATATTTAGGCAAAGGAGTAGCCAGACTTGTGCCTACACTGGTTAAAAATTGTCCGCCAGGAGAGCCTAAAACATTGGCAACTCCACTGCCGAAGCCGGCTAAAGATCCTAATGTACCAGTACCATACACACCCGTAGTGCTTGGAACTACAAGACTCTTTAAACCTGAACCTATTGCTGTTATAGGATTTGCTGCTACAGCTGTACCTGCCCTACCTGCCAAAGTCCCTATTCCACGTCCTATATTTGCTAGAGAGGAGGAGCCTCCTGCTCCTACGGCCCCTGCTCCTGCTGCTGTCGTTCCTGCGCCTTTTATGGCTCCCGCTGCATGACCTGCTCCCAAACCACCAAGTGCGCCTAAAATACCGCCTTTTACACCACCAGTAATACCACCAGTAATACCACCTACAACAGGTGCTATAAACTGACCGCCAGGAAGAAAGGCCGATCCAATGGTAAGAACAGGACCCGCAATTTGTTTAAAAAGGCTTGGGCGCTTGGTCTGTTGGTGACGACCTTCTTCACGGATAGCCCAATCGTATGCATCGATAGCAAACTGAGGGCTTAATTCTGCTGGAGCCTGGCCTGTATTTAAGTACTGTCGCAATAACGTTGCTTGTTCAGGGTTTTGACCCAGCAGGTTTTTACTGGACCGAAGATTAGACAGGATTTTTCTATTGCCACCTGTTGTAATGCCTTTTTCTACCGCATCGCGTTGAAACTTATTAAGAAACTGACCAGGCGCAAAAATATTATCCGGCGTCATGCCATAAAAATTGGCAACGACACCGGGTTCCTTATAAGGAATATCTTTGGCGCTTATAAAACGGTTAGAACTTCCCGGTGTGTAAAACGAGCCTAAACCAAAATTTCTAGGGGCGGCTCCTCGAGGTTGGCCAGAAACTGCCGTGGCGCTTGGTTTCACAAGACCTTGAAGACCACCAACGTCGTGGAATCGCTGTTGCGCCCTTAAAGAAAAAGGTGTGACAGTAGGTGCCGCCATAACTATTTAGCTAATGGGTTCTCCAAAGCAGCCTTAATCCGTTGATCTAGTTTTTCTTCCAGTGTATCGATCTGTTCATCGAGCTTCGTCACTTTGTTGTCAACTCGCAGTTCAAACGCATTGATTAAATCGCGAACGTCCTCGACATTGTTCCGATTTCTACCTTCTTGACGATCTATGTTTTTAAATACCTCTGTTATGTCATCTTTCAGTTCAATCTTTATATCAGACAGATCAGAACGCATGTCACCTAAGAGTTCTTTGAATTGTGCCACAAGTTGCTCAATTTGCGAATTTTCTTCTGCAAAAACAGCGATTCTTTGTTCAATACCTGACAAATCGGGGGCCGAGTAGGAATTGATTTTAGTCTCCATAGCCGTATAC